AATGTTGCCCGACAGGGGGGTTTGGCTCAGGGCGTTCGCCTGCGATTGCGCCCACCAATACCGGGCATCCACCGCCTCCACGATGCACACCCCGGCCCCGCCCGCGACCATGTAGAGGGGACGCGGCGGCAGGAGCCACACATCCATCGAAGAAACGGTAGCCGCTGTGTTCTCCCGCCACCGGAATTCCGCGCTTGGGTTCGACCCGTCCGACACGCTCGCGTACAGGTCGGACAGGTCAGACTGCTTCACCAACACCGTGATCCGCGCAGGCCGCGTAGCGCCGGACGGGATGTCGATGCGGAACAGGTCGGACTCCGACAGCCCCATCGTCCTTGCAAGGTCAAGCACATCGCCATCCGGCACGAGCGCCGGGACAATCACGCTCTCCGAGGTTCGGAAGAACGCATGGATCATGCGATGAAGTTCTGCGTGGGCACGGAGAACGCCTGCTTCGTGTCGGAAGGGCTTGCGAACACGCTGCCCGCCGTCTGCTGCGATGCCGTGGTAGCGACCGGGGAAAGCGTGGGCAGCACATAAGCGTTCGGCGCATTCCACTTGCGGATCGAAACGCCGCCGATGGTTTCGGTCGTGTAGCCGCCCGATGAAGTGCCATCGTCGTACATCGCCAACTCGCGTTCAAAAACGCCGCTCATGTTGCGGTTGCCCTGCGCGTCGAACTTGCCGAACGACACGCGCCAATCCTCACCGACCACATACGAGTCGGTCGGCATCGGGCGCATCGACTTCGGCGGCGCTTGGTTCATGCGCGCAGTCTCCGTCCGCTCCCGCACTTCCACCACGGGCTTGCGCGTCTGAAACACGAGTTCCGAGGCATCGACATACATCGGGGACATCTTCACCAACCCCGAGTCGTATCGGCTCACCGTGAACGACGATGAATTCATCACCATCCGGGCGTAGCCGTCACCGTCTGCCGTGGGCTGCTCCTGCGTAGTCTCAAACCGACCGCCAAGGTCGGTGTTCATCAACGCAACGCCGTTCGCGTTGCTGATGACCGCGACCACAACGCTGCCGTATGCGTTCGCGTCCGTGATCGTGAACAGACTCGCCACGGGCATGGCGCTGCTGCCGCCCGTGGTACTCATGCCGTCCACGAGGTTGCTGATGTAGGTCGGCATCATCCCGTACTGCGTGGGATTTGCGCCGACATTGATGGCGTTGCCATACGCCTTCGCCGCCCGAGTCTCCGTCCGCGTCACGGTGAATTCGTTGCCCACCATGTACGCGATGGGAAGGATGCTCGTGCCGCTCCCGGCATCGGAAGCCTTCGCCTGCACCATCGCCTCCAACTCAAAGCGGATCGCGTAGCCCGACATGATGTCGCGCTCCTCAACCCGGATGCGCTGCACCCACGCCTTCTTGTACGACAGGTCGATGCGCGTCTTTGCCAACTGCACCGCCGCCAACACCAACTTGCGGTTGCCCGTGGTGGTAGTCACGACATTCTTCAGGTCTTGGCTTCCCTCCAAGTCTGCGGTAAATGTCACCATCGCAAAGCCGGGATTCTGTGCCGTACGCTCGTAAGTGCAATTCGTGTTTCCGACGAGGACGCCATCGGGGAGGTCGTGCGTGTGCCGCTTGTCCACAAAGGAGTAGGTGAGCATCGTCCCCTGCTCGTCCACGGCGAATTCCTGCGACTCGCGCCGCCATCCCTCGCCCGGAACCGCCGGGATGATCGCGTTTCGGAACAGGTCGGCGTATGCCACCTTGCCCGACCACGAAGCGTTCGTGGCTACGGTCGTTCCCGTGCCCGTGGTCGCACGGTTGATGTGCAGCACGCCGTTCGTGGATCGCGTCACCTTGCCCGCCGGATCGACGCTCATCGACTGCCGCCACCTGTGCGCCGAAACGGTGTTGGTCGCGTTGAACGCTTTATGGTGCGTCACCTCAAAGCGCAGGAGCGCCGTCTGCGTCCCGACGATCTCGGTTGCTTCAATGCTTGCGGTCGGCCACCCACGGGTATCGGTCGGGGTCGCGCCGCCCGTGGCGGTCACGAGCGTCTGACCGCCCGCCGTGAGGGCGATCGCGTTGCAGCGACCGGAGCCGTTCTTCAGGCCGTCAAGGAAGGTGGAGTAATTCGACGCGCCCGCCGAGATGATGGCCGTGCCGCGCACCGTGATCTTCTGCGCGTAGACGGTCGTGGTGTCCCCGGCGTACTGCGGCTCGCAATTGTACGCATCCACGAACACATTGTCGAAGGTCGCCGTGCCGCCCGTGTTCAGGGTGATGGAAAGGGTCGCTGCCATCGTTCATCCGTTCAGTAGGGAAGCCCCGTCATCGCCTTGATGTCGGCTTGGAACCATTCGTTCGCAACATCGCCGCCCGCGTTTTCGTCGGTATTGCGTGCAATCTCGGACAGATATTCCTGCGTCAATTCCACGGCGGCCTTGTCGCCTTCAAGCAGTCCCGTCATGCCAATCTTGATCTGCTGCCACCAACTCAACCCCAAGTCAGACGCATCTTTTTGCATGGTCTGTATTTCACGCACCGCGATGCCGATTGGCGAATACTCCTCCATGATTCGCGCCAATTCAAACGGCAATTCACGAATCTTTTGTGCCGCAATCCCAATTGGAGATGCTTTGGCAATGTCACGGGCGGTTTCGGCAATAGCCAACACATTGGTCGTGAACTTGAAGAATGCGGTTTTCATCCGCGAGAATTCAATGTCCAACTCTGCGGTCGTGCGACCAAGAACCATCTGCATCTCGCCATATGCTTTCAGGCTCTCCGTTTGCGCCCGGATTGCACTCGCATACACCGCGCCGTTCTTGGAAGCCTCCTTGATCTGAAGTACAAACCGTGCGATCTGCTGCTCGGCCATCGCCCCGGTCGTGGCCGACGAGAACCGCCACACTTCCTCAATGCGGGACGCGGCGTGCGCCGATGCCATCTGAAGCCCCGCAAGCGTCAATGCGAACGCGCCGCCCACCGCGCCCACCGCGACGAGCGCCGTGCTTACACCCATCGCCGCCTTGCCCATCCCCGCGATGGCTTGCGATGTGGCCGTGTTCGACCGCACGAGCGACAGGGCGCTGCCGAGCGTGGGCCGTTGCCCGAATGCCGTCAATTCCGCCTGCAACTCCTGAAAGCGCGCCAATCGCCCGAACGGGGCCACGGAGGATGACGATGACGCTGCCTGCGTTGTCGCCCGTGCCACCGCACCGGAAATCGACCGCTGCATCGACTCCCCAAACTGCGTGATGACCGCCTGATCCACCCGGATGACCGCCTGTGCAATCCTGATCGGCTGATTGGCAAGCACCATCGAACGCTGCGCCAACGCATTCGGGCCACCGCCCACGCCACCACTACCGCCGCCGCCCCCGCCGCCTGCGCCGTCACGGATCGTGATGTTGATGTTTCCTAGATCCTCCACGGCTACTTCACCGTCCAATCCATCTCATAGGCGTACTCGTAGGTGTCGGTCAGCGTGAGCCACCCTTCCAACTCCGCGACCGCCTGCACCTTTCCGCCGTTGCGGAAGGTGAGCGCCACCGTCATCAAGTCGAAGTCGCGCTGCACAAGCCATTCCCGCAGCACATTCACGAACGGCTGAATTCCGTCCTCACCCGCGATCCGGTAGGTGCCGCGCATCACGGGGTCCTGCATCCCGCGCCACCACACCACGATGTCGATGGACGAGCGCACGAGCCCCACGCCGCTGTTGGGGTGCGCCGCCGTGTCCGGGCCGGGAACCAACTGAATCGCGTACTGCGTTGTCACCTCGTCAATCGGCGCTTCCGCGATGTAGACATTCGACCCGTAGCCAAGACGGACCATCCAATCCGCGAGTTCGTCGCGCATCGTCGTGAGGATCTGCCCCGTGTTAGGCATTTTTCCCCCTCATGCCGTCGATCTCCACACGCTGCGCCAAGCGACCGTTTCCGGTCGCCTCGTAGATGGCGGCGGCGAGCGCCTTTGAGTCACCGAACGCGATGCCGATGGCCCGTGCGAACACGAGCGACTGCGAGGCTTCGATGCGCGGGATGTTGGCGGTCAGGCCCAATGCCATCTCCTTGTCGAATTCCGATGGCAGTCGCCCGTAGGCCGCGAGGAACCTAGCGACTGCCCTTAGCCGTTTCCCGACTGCTCCACCGCCTTCGCGGCGCGGGCATACGCGGCGAACAACTGCGCGTCCGTGGCCTGCACGGCGATGTTCGGGGTGCGCGAAGCCTCGCGCATGGCGCGGGCCATCTCGGGAACCCCGGCCTGCCCCTGCGGGGGGGACATGGCCTGAAGGGTCGCCGTGACTTCGTTGAACTGAAACACGAGCCGTCCCGCCGGAATGCACACGGCGAACAACATCGGATCGTCTGCTTCGGTGAGTTCAATAGGCATGGTCAGGGAACCGCCGCGAAGGTGCAGAGGATGTTGTCGGACGGGTTCGGGATGCACCGGAAGTTCAGGGTCAGCACACGCTCCCGGTTGCCCCATTGCGAGTCGCCCACGCTGTCCGGGCGCAGGAAGGCGTGCGTGAAGGTGTATCCCGGCTGCGTCGCCGCCACGCTGCGGATCTGAAGCCCGAAGAAGGCGTTGTTGCTCACGAGCCTGCGCCCCACCGTGTTGTTGTAGGCCGCGCCGCGCTGATCCACGAGGATGTTGTTCAGGATCGTGTCATCCCACTTGACGAGCGAAACCGTCACGCTCGCTTCGATGTTCTGTGCGACCATCTCCTCCGGGGAAGCGCCGCTCGTCACCGTCTTGACTTCGTGCAGATGCTCCGTGAACTGAATCGACGGAAGGTTGTCGTTGTCGGAGTACCCGAGCGGAACATAAGTGCCTGCCGTGGTGGCGACATTGATGATCGTCGGGCCGGGGACATAGATAGCCATTGGCATAGTTCAAATTCCTCGTAAGACGGATCGTAATCCGATTGCGATGCTGCGTCCAATGATTCCCATGTCCTCACGGGTCGGAAGCAGGAACGGACGCGCCGGGACGGTCACGCCCCGCCGCGCCATGAAGTAGTCCTTGCCGCGCTTCATCCCCTCCTCCTTCGGGTTCGCACCCTTTGCGTGGCGTGCGCCTTTCTTCGTCAGCGGGATGAAATTGCCCTTCGGCGGGTTGGTGCTGAAGCCCTTGTCCTGATACGCGGCATGGGCAAGTCCTTGCAGGGTCACGCGCAAGCCTTCCCCGGCTGTCGCGGCCTGTGCGTGCAGCGAGCGCCACATATCGCCTTTGTTCTTCAGCGGATGCCCCCCATTGCGGTAGGACGGCACTTCCACGAGGTATTCCGTGCGCTTCTTCTTCTTGCCAACGGTGCGGGTACGGATGACGCGCCCGCCGTCCGGCTTGCGCTTCCACGCCCGCCCGAACAGGTCTTTTAGGGGCTTGTGCGTCACCCGGCCCCCACCCGGCGCACGCCCGTAGGACTCGTCGATGTGGTCGCGCATGATCCCCACGAACGCCTGCGCGATGCCTTTCGCCACCGGAGGGGACGCTAGCGCCGCCTTCACCCGGTCGCGGATCGGCTTCACGGGTAGGTCGATCCGCGCCGCATCGGGAAGAAGCCCGAATTGCTCACGGCGTTGTACCAAGTCAGGTTCGCGGACGGGACAGCCTTCACCACCGGGGTTCCGGCGGTCACATTCGACTCCACGGAGCCGAACAGCATCTTGCCGTCCCGCAAGCCCTCAAGCATCGTGTAGGTCTGCTTGATGCGCTGCTCAATCGCCGGGGTGAGTTTCGCGCCCCGGCGCTGAAACAGGAATTCCGTAGCCAAGTCCACACACATCGTCACGAGCAGGGGATCGTTCGCCGCGTCAAGCGCCGCGAGTTCCGCCTCCGTGTAAATGCCGCCCACCCGGACATACGAACGGATCAGGCTCGTGGCGCGGTCAAGCGCCGCGTCCGTGGCCGGGTTCGGCCCCGGCATCGGCGTACCCGCATCGCCGCACAACTGCGCGATGATCTGCTGATCCAAAGCGGCTTCCATGTCCGCATAGTTTGCGTATGCCATGCCGCCTCCTTTACGCGAACGGGGGGGACAGGGCCGAAGCCCTGCCCCCCCTCGCGTGGATCAAACCACCTTACGACACATCACCGATGGCGTAGCCTCCGACCGGGGCCACGACAGCGGCAACGCTGTTGTCGATGACGCGCCCCTCAAGGCGGCGGTTCATCGGGTCGTTGAACTGCTCAACGGTCATGTCCTCGTAAGCGAAAATCTGCATCGTGGAGAAGGACGCAGCGCCCTCCACCCCGACGAGCCCGCCCGGACGCGACAGGAAGTACGCGCCGTTGCCGTAGACATAGGACGAAGTGAGCGAAGCCGCACCCTTCTTGCTCGTCACGCGCACCGAGTCATCGACCACGACATCGCCGAGGCCGAACAGGGTGGGCGGGATGCCCCACCGCGAGAAGGTGTCGCTGCCCTGATAGAACGACAGGGCGGCGGGGTAGTTCTTCACATACTCCTTAGTCTCAGGAGCCTGCGAAACCACCTGAGCGATGGTCGGGGAAATGACCATGATGAGTTGGTTGGGAGCAACCGCGCCACCCGAAGACAGGCTCACCTGACGCATCACGGCCTGAATCGTCTTCTGAATGAAGCCGTTGGCAGCCGTGCTGCCCGTCCACGAACCCGCGCTGATCGGGCTAGTGGCCGGGTTCGCAACATAGTTGCCGCCCCAATTGCCCGAAGTGGAAAGGACGCTTGCCGCACGGATCGTGCGGGCCGTCATCGCCAACTGAGCCTTGCTGCGAGCGTGCTGCGCCACGACATCCCACGCCGCCTGATTCGCAGTCTCCTGCGGAATGTAGAACGGGTAAGCGTAACGCTCCGTGCTGTAGGACACGAAGTCAAACGAGTTCTGCTTGCCCGTGGGACGGTCAGTCCCGAGCGCCCAAGCAAACTCCTTCGTGTCGGTCACGCGCACATTGTCCGGAACATCCTGACGGAGATAGTAACCCGTCATCTTGGAAGTGGGGACGATCTGAGCGTAGCGCGACAGCGCGAACGAATTGACGGTGCGCGTGAACTCCACCTGAAGCGCACCCGTGGCAAGATCATTGGTGGAAGGGACATAGGTTGAAAGTCCACCACCTGCAACAGTAAAAGCCATGATTCAGTCCTCCTTAGTTGGGTGATGGCTTACGCGGGAACGATGCGAGTCCCGATACGGAACGCCCGGACGATCTCGCCCGCCGCGCCCGTTTCAAGAGCGATGTAGTAACAAACCTGTGGGTTGACACCCGCAACGGCCTTGCCGTTTGCGTCCGAGGTCAGGAGGTTGCCTGCGGTGCAACCACCCGTTCCGAGTTCCACCTGAACGGTGTTGCTCGGCTGAAAGTTGATCGGGTCGCCGCTGATCGCGTTGAACGCCGAGTCAAACCGACGAACGCTGCCATCGGTCACGCCGATGATGTTGTCCGAAGCGGCGTTGGCCTGAGAGCCCGACCACGCACCGCTGAGTTCCACGAAGCGGAACGGGTTGATGTCGCCCGAGGCGACGAGATTGGGGAGAAAACCGAAGTCTGCCATTTGAGTGTCCTTTCCTTGCTTACCGCTTGATGCGGCTGTTGATTGCCTTCTTGAATTCCTCGGGCTTGCCCGCAAACTCGCGGACAAGCGAAGCCACTTCCTTCGCGTCGATGTCGCCGCCGCCCGTGGACGAACGGCTCATGTCGATTCGCACGCCCATCGGGTCGCGGGTAAAGAGTTCGCGCCAACCCTCAACGGTCGCAACCGGGTCGGACGAAGCCTCAAGTTCCGCGATCAGGCGGGGACGCTGCGCGGCGGGGATGCGGTAGCCCTCATGCTCCATGAGGTCGATCTCGCGGCTGAACTTCTCGCGGCGCATCTCGCTCTTGATCGCGTTGAGTTCACGACGAAGGGTCGCGTTCTCGCGGCGCAGCGCGAAGGTGTCGGCCTTGCCGGGACGCGAGGCGGGGAACATAGCGTCCTCCTCCTCCTCCGACTCCTCGCCGTGCGAGTCGATGTCGATGTGGATGCCGTCACCCTCATCGGACTCCTCCGCGAACTGCTCGGTGAGCATATCGTCGGCGGCCATCTCCTCCTTCTTCTCCTCCGCCTCGCCCTCGCCAAAGTGCTTCTTCATCATGGACTTCATTTCGTCCATGCCGCACTTCAGGTCAGCGATCTCCTTCTCGTAGTTCATCGCCATGTTGGTTTCCTTGCTCTCGGGGACGAACGATGAAAGCCCGCCACCGACCGTCCCCATGTCGAAGCGGAGTGAGCGTGCAAAGCGCACGGGTTCGCCCGTGCGCCCAAAGTGCGTATCGGGAAGCGGCCTGCGCGGGGTTTCCCGCCCAAGCAGCGCAACTTCCGACAGATGGTTCTGATCGGCCCAAATCTCCGCGCTGCGGCGCGGGAAGGCGTTGGTGGCAAGCAGGCGGTCGAACACCGGGCGCTCAACCTCGCAGTCGCCCACGATGAACCCCACGCCGTCCCGCTCCTCGTAGCGCAGGCTCGTGAAGCGGCCCACGGAAGACTTGGGCTCATTGCCGTCCTTCTCGTGCATGACCACGAGCCGGGGGAACGAACCCTTCTCCATGTAGCGCCGGGTGGATTCCACGATGTCGCGCACGCGCCCGTTGTCGAACTTCTTGAGTTCGGCATCGTGGTTCCCATCTAGGGCGGGGTCATACGCACAGAACACCTCCAAGCCGTGAATAGTCACGGTCTTGCCGTTCTCGGTAACGCTGTGCGAAGGCGTGTTCATGCTTGCAGTATTTGTCCCCGACATCTTTGTGTCAAGTAGCAAATATTTTGCCGTTGGTCAGAGGGTTGTCGTAAACACGCCCATCGTCGGCGCGTTGCTTGCGGCCCGGAACTGCACCGTCACCAACTGACTGCCGACAATATTCACAACGGCAGCGGCGGGTTCAACATTGGTTGCCGCCGCCGTGCCGGGGCTGTAGAGGCTTTGCGCAGGCGTTCCGGTCACTTGCGCGATGATTGCGAACGGTCGCTGCGTTGCGCCGTCGATGCTCCAAGTGGGAACCGTTCCTGTGCTTAGGGTGAGCGTAAAATCTGCCAAAACATTCGGAATGTAGGTGGCATTTCCCGTGCTTGAGTCGGTGCGGATACTCCACCCGATCAGTCGCATTCCGGTTGTGCCCGCGTCTGTCCTTGATACATACGGCAGCACGCGGACAAACTGCGGGGACACGGGCATGGTGTCCTGATCTTGCAGGATTCCCGCGCTCGGCTTGGTCGTAGTAGGCGCAATGGCGGCGTAACTTGCCGCCACACCGCTGACGCTCACATTGTTGTATGGCCTCTGAACGGTGATGATCTGTGCTTGTGCCATTGTGTTTCCTGCCTTCGGAATTACGCCTTCGCCTTGCTAGACCCCTTCGCGCCGGGGCGGGAATGCTTTGTCCACGATCCGGTAGCGCCCGCAAGCGCAGACTTGGATGCAACGCGCTGCCCATCATGCGAAATGACGCAGGCGAAGCCGCCGCACTTCTCATCCGCATACCGCTTGGCTTCCTCAAACGAATTGAAATGCCTGATTCCGGCATCGGAAACCTGTGGCATACGAAGCGTCCACCCCTTCAACCACTTCTTCCAATCCGCTTCAGACGGCTGATACGCCATCTTCGCCTTCGCGCCGGGGCGGGAGAGCGAGGTGTAGAACTTGGTGCGGCTCGTGAAGATGCGCTGAAGGTCATCCGCGTAAACGCCTGAAGCCTCCGACACCTTCTTGACATCCATGCCGCGCTTTGCAACGCGCCAAAATTCCATGTCGTAGGTGTCGCTGCCGCGATCCAACTTCACGATCAGGCGGTTGATGCCACCCTCCGCGCCCTTGCCAATGTCGATCTGTAGACCGGGCTTGCCGCCGAAGGTGCCGTGAAATGCGTTCTTGCCGCCGACCATCGCCATGAAGCGACCGCCGCCGAGTTGCCGAAGGATTTCTTGGGCGACTTCACGGGCGTCCTCCGCGAACTTCGCCTTCGCGCCGGGGCGGGAGAAGCCCGACTGATTCGTTGAACGGAGTACGGGAGCCATGCTGTATCGCCCCATCGGATACACAAACTCGCCCTGCGAGTCCGTGTTGATCTTCACTCGCTTTGTTTCGCCCTTGCTGATTGGAACCGATGAGCGAACATCTCCCGCGCCAACTTGCTGAATAGTAATCATGCTGCCCGAACGGGAAACGATCTTCCACATCACGCGGGCATCAGAATCGCCAATGAAGTTGTGCTGATAGATCTTTCCAACTTCGAATTGAGCGGAAAACTTCGCCTTCGCGCCGGGTCGGGAGAAATGCTGCGCGGCCTTTGCCTTGACTTGCGCCAATCTCTTTGACAGACCGGGCAACTTCGTGCCTCCAATGCTCGCCTCTGCCCTGCGAATCAACTCTTTGACTTCTTCAACTTCCCACTTGAGCAGGCGAGGGGAATACAGGATTTGCTCTGCCTTCCCGATGATGTCACGCAATTCATCATCCGCCCCCATCTTCGCCTTCGCGCCGGGGCGGGAGGACTTCTTCTTGCGCCGCTGAAGTTCATCCTGCGCGGTAAGCGAAAGATCGTGGTAATAGTTCCACTTGCTGCCCTCCGGCATTGCCTTCGCTGCCTGCTGTGCATCGCTAATGATGTATCGCAGGGCGGAATCCGTCACGCCCGACAGCCATTCCTTCGCGGCGCGGAAATCAAGATGCACGGTGCCATCGCGCATCACCTGTTCGGCTCGTCCCGACTTCACCTTGCCCGCGCTGCCAAGACGCTCCGCAATTGACTTCCGTAGGTCGCTCATGTCCTGCATCGTAGTAACGCTCCTTGCGCGTTCAAGTGTTAGCCGGAAACGAAACCCGGATCGGGCACCTTGCCCGTGTCGATCAATCCCTGCCGCCGCCCGTTATGCCGCTCAATCGCCTTGAAGTTGGGCACGCCTTCATCGTCTACCCACCCGTTCGCCTGTGCCTTCGCCACCGGGACGGGCTTCCACCCGCATCGGCAATTGAACCCAAGCGGGGTATTTATTCCCTGCGAGTCGATCTGTTCGACGGTCGCCACATAGCCGTCCATCGCCCGATGCGTGTCCCGCGTGCGTGTGTCCTTCGTCGCGCTGAATTGCATCAGCGGCACGAACTTCCGCACGGTCGGCTCTCGCACGATGTCCAATTGCCCCTGCGAGGCTGCGCGGTTCAGGTTCGTCCGGTAGACCGTTTCAAGCCTTGCCGCCGTCAGGTCGGTGCCTGTCGCTAGCGTGGCCTGTTCGATGAAGTCACCCACGCCGATGGTCTTGAGTTTCTTCCCGGCGACCGATACCGATTCCTCTTGCCGAATTACCTTCGCCAAGAGGTCTTGGGTTGCCTTTGCCTGTTCTGCCGTCATCCCCGTGACGAAGAACGCGCCCTGCGCCACCGCCTGCACGCCGGGGGTACGGACGCGCTTCACGCCTTCGGGCAGCGCCTTCTCTGCCTGCCCCGGCACCGGGCGCGGCGGTCGCCCCGACAGCGCGGGGTAAATCAGCGCGGCCAACTTCGGGCTGCGGTCAAGCAACTTCGTTAGCCCTGTCGCGGCTTCGTCCTTGCGGAGTTCGCTTGCGGCATCGAACGCTCGGTCGATCAGGATGTCCCACCGGGCGCGGGTGATGGGGAGGAGGTTGATGAACCGCTCCACGGCTTCGCGGGCGGGGCCGGGGTCGAAGCGCATGACCGCCTTTGACAGCGCATCGTCGGCGGCGAACCGGGCGGGCACGGCGGGCTTCGGAACCTTGACCCCTGCCGTGTAGAGGCTTTGGTGCGCTCCTGCCGCCCACGAGATGAGCAGCAGGGCGGCGGTATCTGCCTCCCATGCGTCCCATTGCCGCACGCCCCCCTTGCCGCGCACCTGTTCAGCGATGGCGGCGCGGTAGGCGGCTGCACCGTCCGCGTAGACGGCGCGCACGAGGTCGCCGAGCGATTTCCGACTGTCGCCCATAGGCTACAACCAACGCTTCATCGTGAAGGTGACGGGCGCGTTCGGGTCAGGCGGCGTGCCTTCCTGCGCTGCCGTGCCGTTGCCGAGGATGGCATCAAGGGGGTTGCCCTGCGCCGCCGTGCCGAGGATGGGCTCATCCTCCTTCGGCTCCGACAGGCCGAGAAGGTCGCGCACTTCGCGCTCTGACACCCGGCCACCCATCGCCACGAACTTCTCCACCGCCTCCAAACGCTCCTTCGGGTCGGGGCGCTCCGGGGCAAAGGTGAAGCGCAGCGCGTTCACTTCCGAGTCGGTCGCGCCAAGCATCTTGGCGACCACGCGCACGAAGTCCGTGGTCAGGCTGTCGGCAAGCGCATCGGCGTGGTAGCGGATGATGCGCGAGAGCGTGTCGGCGTGCAGATTTGCGACACCCGAGCCTAGCCCGGTCGAAGCGGCCTCCGAGGAAAGCGACTGTCCGAGGATCGCTTCCTTGATCTTGCCGCTGAACCAATTGACCAACTCCATGAACACCTGAGCGCGGCCCGCGTTCGGCTCCTTGATGTCGATGTCGTAGATCTTCTCCGTGCCCGACTGCGGCAGCAGAACGCTGTTGTCGTTCGTGAGGTTGGCGAGGACATTCTCCATCATGGAGCGCCCTGCGTCCTGCCCGAGCGGGTAGTAGCCCACGCGAATGCCCATCGCGTACCGCTCCGCGTAGGTGATCGCGTCCTGCAAGATCTCCTGCTTGGCAAGCCACATGAACCAACAGACATCGCGTGCGCCCACGCCACGGTAGAGGCTTTCCGTGCTGTTGGGGTCGTTGAAGTCAGGCGCGTTCACGAACACCCGATGCAGGACGATGGCGCGGCGCTCCTGCTCATCAAAGATGTGGACGCGGCTATCGAAACCGATGTTCTGCGAGGATGGGCCGTCCGCGCTGTACGCGGCTCCCACCTTCATCGCAAGGTTCCCGCGTTGATCGTAAGCGATGGTGTCGGGGTGGAAGGGATACCACTCCTTCACCGAGATGCCGAGGTCGGGATGCTTGGCGTAGACGAGATTGGCGGCGGAATTGCCGTACCACACCGCTTCATGCATCGACCGAACGAAGTCGCTGCGCCGGGGCATCGCGTCGAAAATCTTCGTGATGCGTGCGGCAAGCGCGACAAGGCGTTCGTTCTCGTCATCCTCCGGGACGATGGCCCACTCAAGGCTTGCGAGCGTGACTTGCAGGGAACGCAGGACACCTTCGATGTCCGCATCCGCCCGCATCATCATCTGATACTGCGGGTTCAGGCGGTACGCAAGGCTGCTGTTCCGCAGCAACTTGTCGGCGGTCGTGAAGAAAGACCGCTGCACCTCCACCGGGGTTGCAAGAGGGTGCGTCAGTCCGCGCTCAACGGGCGCGGGCAGGGGCTTGCGTACCCGCTTCTCGGGGGGCACGCCGTTCGCCATCGGGTTCGATCCCGGCTGCGGAAGTTGGGTCACAGTTCACCCCGGCGCTGAAGGTCAAGCGCGATGGCTACCGCCTGCTTCTGCGGCTTGCCCTCGTCCATCAACTTGCGGATCTTGCGGGACACGGCATCGTCGGCGGCGCTCACCTTGTCGCCCTCGCGGATGGCGTGACGGGACTTCGCGCCGGGGCGGGATGCCATTGCTTTTACCGAGGATCGCACCCAAGTAAGAACATTTTGCGGAAGCCAATCACGAACCTCTGTGTCAAGGTCGTAGATCATTGCGCTGATTCGCTTGGCGTGCGCTGCGCTTCCATCGCCACTCTGCAAATTCTTCAAGATGGCATCCATGTTCTTGGCATCTTGGTGCCTCGTGGACGCACCACGCCAATTGCCATCATCTTCCTCTTGCCTTGCATCCCGCATCAGCGCGTCATACGCCTTGCGGACGCTAGCAATGACTTCCGGAGGCACCCCCTTGCTCATCACCGCCTTCGCGCCGGGGCGTGCCGCCATGCCGAGCCGGGAAGCAATCGCCTTGTAAGTCTCGCTGTGCATCGCGTTCTCCTCTTTCTTGTCCAATTGCGCGGACTTCCGCGCTGCCCATGACTTGCCCGCATCGCCCCCCCACAGGAGCCACGCGATGTACCCCGCATCGTCCTCGCCGCCCGCCTGATTCCCCTCGTGCCGGGAGAAGAAGGAGTGCATACGCCGCACCGTTTCCGGGGACAGGTTCTTGCGGTTCTTGATGTCCCGTGCGCGTGCCACGCCAACGGCGGTGCCGCCCTTGCCGTGCTTCTCGCGCAGTTCAAGCCCACGGGCGGCGTTGGAAGCCATCTGCTCCGTGGGGGTCAGGTCGATTTCCGCCATGACGCAATCGTACCGATGCACATTGCATGAGCAAGGATCAAGCGAAGAAGGGGCGCTTGGGGCTGCGCTGATCGAACATCCGCCCGATGGCATCCGGGCGTTCGATGCGCTTCGCCGCCTTCTCGTCCCGCGTGAGCGTGCCGCGCACGGCTTCGCCGCACAGGTCTACCACCGCGTCCACGGTGTCATCGTGGGAGCCTGCGGGGAAGGCGAGGAGTTCATCCGTCACGGCTTGGAAGGCGGGGAGAATCTTCCCGGCATCGTCGGTCGGGAACAGGAGCCGCCCCTGCTCAACAAACGGCTGCGCCCCCGCTGCGCGTAGGTGCTTGTCGGTCGTGCGCTCCACGGCGACCATCGGCTGCGAAGTCATCTCGCGGAATTGGTCGAAGATTCCCTTCTGCGGCCCGTTCGCTTCGGCCAAGACCACGGACACTCCCCGGCGGGCTAGCAGGGCTGCGGCCTGCTTTGCGAACACGGGGAACGCCTCGCGCACGCGCAAAATGTCGGTCAGGTACAGGCGGCGGGAACTATCTACTTCACCCACTAGGCATACGGAGTAGTCGGGATCGTCGCGCTCCTGCGCCTTCTTGCCGTAACCCCAATCAAGCGCGGCAATGGTGCGCGTCACCTTGGGAAGTTCGCTAGCCCTGTAGTACCCCAACCACTCCGGGCGAAACACCAACAGGTCGGAGGAGAGGGGGACGAGTTCGTAGGCGCGGGCGTAGCCCATCGGCCCCATCGCCTTGCGGCGGGCTGCGAGGATTTCCGCCGTGAACACTTCCGGCCACGGGCTGCTTGTGCCCGAGCATGGGCGGCGCAGGAGCGTTCCGGCTTCCTCGCATTCCTTCCGCCAATCTGCGGTCAGGTCATCGACATGGAAGGGGGTCGCGCTGCGCCATACGCGAGAGGGGTGCGGCCCGGATGGGTCAAGCATCGGGAGCCACACATTCGATACGGCTTCCTTGACTTGCTCACGCAGGGCGGGTTGCAGCACGGAGTTGCGTAGGTCGCAAAGGTCATCGAACCAAATCACATCGGCGCGGCCACCCGTGCGCCCAAACACGCCGGACGCCTGCACGGAGGGATCGCGCCGTGGGCCTAGACCGGGCGCTAGAACGCTCCACGCGGTCACGGTGTCTTCCCCGGGCTTCAGGGTCACGGAGGGGAAGCAAGCCCGGTACGCGGGGCTGCGGATGATGTCGCGGATGAAGCGCGAGGTAGCCGATGCCGTTTCATCGTTCTGTGAAACGATCTTGAACCGGGCATCCGGGCGGATGCCGAGCCACCACGCCGCAAGGTAGGCGTAGGTGGATGTCTTGGCGTGCCCACGGGGGATTTCCGCGTACCACTCCCGGTGGACGAGCGCATGGTGAATCATCTCCCGCTGCAAGCCGCTTACGGGCTTGCCGATGCACAAACCGATGAAGGCGGCGGGGTTCTCCCGTGCGGCTTGTACCGCCTGCTCCGGGGTCACTTTCGCTTGCGCTTCGGGGCTTCGGGCTTTGGGCATGGCGGGTTCAGGACTTCGGCCACGGCACGCAGGGCATCGTCGGATAGCCCCTTGAGGATTTCCACGCGGTCGGTTGCCGTGCCCTGATCCAATCGCCGGATGCGGTCAAGTTGGATCGCGGCTTCCATGCGATCCCGGCGCAGCGCGACGAGGCATTCGGAAGCGCGGATGCGGTCACGCACGGATGCGTTCGGGTCATCCATGATCCCCTTCAGGGTGATCGGGATGGCTTGCGACACGCCTTCCGGCAGATCCCACCCGCCGTAAACGGCTTCTTCGATGACGCGAAGATGCCGCCGATTTTCGGCGCGTGCCACGGGGTCATAGTCCCCCTTTACCCCCGCGTCTTTTTCTTCGTTGGTCATCGGCCCTCCCGCATGAGTGTAACGCCGTTGCGGCTCATCGCTTACCTACGCACGGCGATCAAGTCGTACCCGGCTTCGTGCAGCAGGCGGATGGCGGTGAACAGGGTGGGCGTGGTCGCGGTTGCCGCTTCGGGCGGTGCGAGGATGGAATCGACGGTGTGCATCTGCACGATCCCGCGATCCGCGATGGTCTTGGCGAAGGCATACCGGGAGCGTCCTTGCGCCTCTAGCGCGGTCAGGATCGCGCCGCGTACATCCTGTGGCTTGGCGATGGCAAGTTGCATGGTGTGATTGTAGCCCCGGTGTGCTTGGGTGCAAGTACAAAGGGCAGACAGGGGTTTAGCCTGCCTGCCCTTCCGTTTCCCGCTTGGCCCCGTCAGATTGGGTTACGCGGGTTGTGCTGCGCGCTTCATCGCTTGGATCGTCTGAATCCAATACGCGACCGATACCCCGGCGAGGGTGTAGGTGTTCAGGCTTGAGGAATACCAAGTGTGGGAGTCGCCGCCATGCACATACCAAGTTCCGCCCGCCTTCGCGATGTCGTAGTCGCGGAGTCCGTGGCGGCGCATGGCGCGTCGAACGCGGTCGGGGGTGGCGGGTGCTTCTAGGTGGGCTTCCATCGTGCTGTCTCTTTCTGCCCCATCCGGGGGCATGGGTTACGCGGGTTGTGCAATCAGGCCTTCGGGCCTGCTTCGATCTCCTCTACGGTTTCGTAGTCGTTGCCGAAGGTCGAACCCGTCTGCGCGTCAAGCACCCACGCTTGCAGGGTTTCGGACTTGTGGTTGTAGAACACGATGGCCTGCTGCGCGCCCGTGGCGCGTGCGTTCAGCAGAAGGGCTTGCCCCGCCCTGCGTGCATCGTCGCGGTGCAGCGCGGTGATGGTGCGGGTTCCGGTGTGGTTTCCGTCAGCGTCATAGAATTCTGCGAAATACATCGTCGTGTCTCCTTTTTGCCCCATCCGGGCGCTTACTTGTTCTTGTCCACACCGTACTTCCCGAAACGGTGTTCG